CCCGATGATCCATTATATCCCGATAAGTTATATTTACTACCCTGCATCTGATCTGCCATTAAACCATTTGTTCTGCCTGCGCCGTCATATCCTGCAGTCTGAAAAACAGCTCCTTCAGTGTTAAACTGTTCTACCCATGTACCACCGAATAGTGTCGCTGGTCTTGAAGCTGTAGGAAATGCTGTTGCATCTGTGTTACTTGCTGCATCTGGGTATTGGACATAAAATGAACCAACCGGATATAAAGCATTAACAATATCTTGAAAATGTTTATCATCTAACATATCCGCATTCAAATTATCAACTCTAGTTGTTGATGTAACATAAAAAGGAGTTGTACCAACAGGTACATCATTAGTTGTTTGTCTACCCCATGTTTTATTAGCATAAGTAACTGATGTTATTGCTCCAAGAGTAAATACACATTCCCCTAAACATACTTCATAAGGTAGTGCACTTGAACCAGATGCTCTTTGATTAAAATCTAACCAGTTTTCAGATACATCATCCCAAGTATAAGTAAGAGCTATTACAGGAGTTGATGCGTTTACTGATATAGTAGTTGCTGATCTTGTCTCTACTCTTACAAGTTTATTAGAGCTAACTTCATCTGTTTTTATATAAGCAACAAAAGGGGCTATTGTTGCCTGAGTTCCTGCATAAGTAATAGTACCACCACTATATACCCCTGGATTTATAGCTTCTCGTAAAAGAGTATTAAATTCTTTTGCTTGAGCTGGATGGTGATAATCAAATGTTATATATTGGTCACCTAAATTCGTTGTTGACATCTTTATCCCTCTTAAATAATTTGAAAATCAAACTTGATATTTGAATAAGTACTAGTATCCCATTGAACCTTTGGAAATGTACTATAGAGTATACAACCACTGAATGAGTCTAGTATTGCAACTTCTGTAAATCCTGAAAAATGTTGTTGCTCTTTTATTAGTGTTCTAAAATTAAGGTGATCTAATTCTTCTGTTATCTTAGATACCCCACTTGTATAACTTATTTGAAATATAAAATCATGTACATCTGTAATACCAGAATGTATAATTGAATGAGTTCCTGATCCAAAATTGATATACTTCATATTTGTGAAATCAGTTGAAGTTAGAACACTCTTTTGTAAAGTTGGAGTTAATCCTTGATAATCAGTCCATGTTTTATTAGTAACTGTATTATTACTATTCAATTCAATCTGTAAATATGGTTCATAATAGCATCTATCTGTTACTCGTTTAAATTGATCTATATCATTTTTTAACACTTTGAGAGTTTCTAATGATTGAAATTCAGTAGCTGATTCTATAAATTTATGGGTGTAGTTGAATATCATATTTCTCGTTAAAGAAAATAATATAGCAGAGCCATCTAAGCTTGGAAATTCTACAAAGTCTAGATAAGATGGATTAAGCTCGGAATACGTTCCTGTTGATACCCTCTCAGTTGTATCTAAAGCAAATGGTGGGGTATAGTCTAATGATATATATGCATCAAGACGTACTAAACTACCTCTATAAGTATACCCCCTATCTTCTCTGTCCAGATGGGTTGTACCTGCTTGAGATGAACCAAGTAAAGTTTCATCCCCAATATAATTATCATATATAGTATCATAAACCACTGAATATCCATTGGATATTAAATTAAAAGGTATTCCTTGTATTTGATAACAAGAAGGGGTAGTTTTAGATTTAAGTCTTGGTATTAAAAATAGTAATTCTTTTTTTATGAAATCAAGAGTTGAAGTATATCCATTTAGAGTTCTTAAATTATAGCCTAACATTACAGCCAAGTCTCTTAATTCTTGTTCAGTGGCATTATCAAAGTCATATTGATTAAATATAGCTTTTACTTTATCATCTCTAATATCTGTATATATAGATTGCCATACTTCGGTGAGTGAGCCCCACTTAGTATCCTGCATTGCTTTTGGAATAAATCTTTTAAAGGAAAAATTCATTTAAAAATCCTCTTATGATATATAAGACAAATCAGTGTTAATAAAGTCTTGGTCTATGTCAGTTATTTGGTAGAACCAGGGCAATCTTATACTATTCTGCTGTCCAGGTGTTGTATTACCATCTTCCATCTTGTAACTGATATATAAAACATATCCATCAGCATCAGCGGTACCTGGATTCTGTATTCCATAAATAGCATGAGTTACATCAGCTACTATTTCAACAATTAAAAATGAATATTGATTAGCACTATAATTAACAAATCCACCTGAAACTGTGTAACCGTTCATCCCCGATATAACCACACCTGTAGTAGATGCTATTTGTAAAGGGGCTTGCCATACATCAGCTATTTTTCTTTTAATCCATATTTCAAAACTATTTAATAGCAACCAATTTTGCTTATCTAGATCACTGGTTTGGGGTGGTATAAAACTAGAGAGTAATCTTACATTACTCATTGTAGGATTTATATCTTTTTCTAAGTAATAAATCTCTGAACTATGGTACACTATATCAGTTATAGCATCTATAACTCTATAAAAATTAGATTCATAAATATTTTGCTGAAAGTCTGCATTAAGAATATCATATTGGGTATTAAGAGCATCCTTAATATCTAAGTCCACAACTGAAAATGTTTTATTAGCTGAAATTTTTGCAGTTACATCAAATCTCGCATAAACTTTTTGAAGTGTTTCAAAAGATACAATCTCTGTTAAACATTTTTTTGGTAAAATATAATCAGTTTCTAAACTTGTTTTTTGAGTTGCAGTTAAATCTTCTCCAGTATTAGATACTGCAGTTACATAAACTAAATTTTGATCTGAGACATTAGTTGAACCCCCTAGACTTTCTATAGTCCATACTTTAGATTTATTTACGTAAGGAGCTGCATCAATTGCTGCCATCCAATTTTCTACTGAAGATAGTATACCACCTATTTGAAATAAATTAGGGGCGTTGTTTCTAATTGATTCAATATCTTCAATTTCTGTCCCCCCAACTATACCATCCGCATGAGTACAGTATAAAGTAACTACTACATTATCTTCATCTGTTAAGGTTGTTTTAATTACTGTTATAGCATCACTTGATGTAATATCTCCAAGACTTCCTTTTGTATCAGCATATTTAATAAGTATCCTTTCTCCATTAGAAAGTTTTTTAGAGTTTATACCATCACCAAATATAATCTTTATATAATCGTATGCAGGAGAGTTTTCTATTTGACAATAATAATCAGTGATATTATTTATAAGATAAAGATTAGAAGTAATAGTTACATCGTATAAGAATCCATTTGCTGAGTCTACTACCCATATTTGCAATTCATCATTATCAGTAGAATCAGAATATAAAGATATAGTTTCATTTACTATTCCAGTTGCTATATAAAGAAATTCTTTTGGAACACCTTCTTTAACAGCAACATCTATATCACCCACTGTTCCTGTATAGTAAAATACATTATCAGTAGCATAAACACTGAGAGTATTATCCACATCTGTAAATGTTGCCCAACGGGGTATTCTAATTTCCTTTCCTGCATAGGTGTAGGCGGGGTTGAAGGTAGAATCAGCACTTATCTGTAAAGTACCAATAGCCCCTGTTTTTCTATAAGGAACATATCCAATCCATTTCGCAAGTTTAACAAGTGAATCTCTTTTCTCTGCTGTAATCCATTTAGCTTCTCTATATAAGAATTCAGCGAGATAAACTAATTTTTCTCCTGTATAAGCAAGCATATCAACAATTCGTTGATATACTCCATAATATAATATTTTATTCCAATCAGATAAAAGCGAAAGTCTTGATTGTATTTCTGTTACGAGTCCGTTATACGTATAAATCATTTTAAACCTCTAGCTTCCATTACAGACGATTAGTATGTCTGTAAATTTTGAATCAGTAGGAAGAAGGTTGACGAGTTTGTATTTATTCCACTTCCAACTGTTTAAATCATAATCATAAATCAATCTACTAGAACTTATAGAAGGTTTTTTAATTGTTACAAATTCTAATAGATTATCTTCTATATATAGTACTTCTTCATATTCAAAACTATTAGTGCTAAATTTTGTATTAAGAAATAATGATAAGGCATCTGTTGTTCCTTCGTTTGGAATTGAGTATACAACTTCAATTTCAGTTATTCTATTTTCATAATCAGGAATTATATTTAACGCTTGTATAGTCACTTCAGGGGAGAATTCATTCATTAAAGCTGTCATCAATCTCATTTTTAAAGTCATAAAGTTTTCTGGATTTAATGTCTTAAAAGCAAAATTATCTAATGCTCCTCCAGCAAAAGGATTCATTAAGTATTCTCCTCTTTTAGAGTTTATCCATTGGTTCATTGCATTCTTAATAGCACTGGCTGCATAATAAGTTACAGGTGTACCATCTTTATTATCCCTACTGTATAAATCTATATCTTGGTAAGTTGACATTTTCCCTCTTTATATTATTTATTAGTAAAGAATTTAATTATTTTTATTCTTAGCTGATAGGATAGTAGGTAGCTGAACTGTCTTAATCAAAGTAAATGCAGCTGCATTAACAGGAACAGATGAAGGACTACCAGGTGCAGTACATGTTACAGTAATGGCTGCAATAGCGTCAAGAATAGCTCCCAAAGTATCACTTAAAGTTTTACCTAGAACCATTTTCTCAGATGGTACTGTTCCCCCTAATAATTCTATCTCAGTAGCTTTTATTTTAACTTTTCCATTTTTATCTATAAATATACTTGCAGTAGGGTGATATATAAATATTTCAGCATTACTAGAATTACTATCTACTCCTATACAAATTCCATTAGGATAATAAGTATATTTAGCATTAGGGTAAACCGAAGCTGATCCTATACTTGATTTTACATTGTCTTGAAATAAAGTATGAGGATGAAAGTCACTAAAATTTATATCTGATATATAATAAGGTTGTCTTTGAAATTCATCTATATCTTCAAACCACACCCATACAAAAGAATTAACTTCTGGTATAAAAGAGGAACCGTGTAGATTACTTCCACCACATCCACCTGAATTACTTTGAATTGCCCATGGAAGTTCTTTGTCAGCTATACCATAATGAAGGTGCTCTATTTTTACTTGAACTCTTCCTTTCTTTTTTGTATCATTGTTTTTTATGACTTTAGCTGGAAAATATCCTTGCATCTATTGTCTCCATTTTAGGATAAAACTTTTTATATCTTCAATCTTCGGAATATATATCTCAGTCATAGGAATTATTTCAAATATATCTTCTATATTATTTACAAGTAATATTATATCCCAATATTCAACTGATTGATAATATGTTTGAGATATAAGATAAGGTCTTTCTATTTCAATCTTAGATATCTTATGAGTAAAGTATCCATTAGTCCATTCAAAATTTCTCCATAATACTGAAGAAGAATCTCTTATTATATTACCATCTGTATCACTTAATATTGATTGTACTTTTTCTCTCATTTGTATTATCTCATTCTAGGATTTGTTTTTACTGGGGCTGCAGGTGCCTCTGGTCCATAATAATTACCATTAGTGTCAAATAATCTTCCCATTTTAAAAAATTCAATAAATGCAGGAACAAGACTTTGTATTTGTACATTAGCACTAGCCCACAAAGGGTAACCGTTCTCAGTGACATGTTTAGAGTAGGTTGGAGAAACAGAAAAAACAAATGCTGCTGGGAGATATATAACTCCAGGGATAACAACTGAAAAAATAGAATCCTGTTGTTGATCTATAATTTTTTGCATTTCTTTTTTTTGTTGGTCTGTAATTTCTTCTCCACCTTTATCTTTTATGTCTTTTATTTCTTGATCTATTGATCTAACATTTTTTGCATTTAACCCAGGAACCAAAACTTGTTTTTTATCCCCTGTTCTAAGTATATGAGAACCTATAAGTAAGGTCATAGGGTCAAGAACATCAGTTAAAGGATCAGTTTTTGTATAAAAAAACATATCAACTGTAATTTTTACAGGATTTGTTTTTGTCCATCTAGGAGCATCAAGTATTGATCTTAATCCTAATCCTGTCGATCCAACTGTTCCACCCGAACTACTTAACATATTACCAACATCTACTAGAGAAGATATAGTGGGGCATAGATCACCAAAAGTACTAAACTCAGTAGCTGTTTCTATTTGAAAATCTTCTGTTATTGGAAGATCAATTTGACCACTTGCAAATTGCATTATTATTCTATTCATTTAGACCCCAGTACAAATGTTCCTTTTCTATTCATATCAAAATCCATAGCTTTTGCTCTTCCTGCATCTCTTCCAGACTCATATTTATCTAATTTTTCTAATAAGCCAGCTTGTTTCGCTTCGGCATATCTTTGAGTGGATACTCCCATTGTTTGTGCAGCCTCTCTTAATTGCTTAACATCTTCATAATCTGCAGCATTTAGTTGTTTTTTCAATTGCTCATCCGTAGCTGAAGAGGATGCCGCTTGAACTATGTAAGACTGAGATGCTGTCTTTCCCGCTTCTTGAATTTTTTCGGTATTTCTCATATAATCTACAGCGCCATAATCCCAAATAGCACCTAACCAATTGAGTAAATCCCCTATAACTTTTTGCACTGTATTTATAGCTGATGTTATACCACTAGTAATTTTATTAAAGAGATTACCAAAAAAATCTAATACAGGTCCAAGTTTTTTTAATACTGGTGCAGCCATTTTAGATAATTTAGAAAATAAATTTTTTATAGGTTTTATAAATATAGAATCAAATAATGTACTTAGTATTGTATATCCTGATTTGAAAACTCTAATAGCTCCCATAACAAAATTGTATATTCCCGTTATAAGTTTAATAGGGAGTAATATAATAAATTTCCATATTTTAAATTGAAGTATAAGAAATTTACCTAAAGCTTTAAATAAAAAACTACCTATTTTTTTAATGATAGGTAAAGCGGGAACTATGTAATCAGTAAAAAATACTTTTAATGTATTAAAAAGATCAGATATAAGAGGTTCTATTTCTTTCCAGTTATCATAAATTAAATAGGCTATAAGAGCTGCTGCTGCAACTGCTGCAACTAGAGGCCAACTTAATACCGCCATTGCAGCACCTAAAGAACTTATTATTGGACCTAGAAATCCAACTGCCCAAACTATAGCAAGAAGTAGTGGAAGAAATTGAGCTATGAAATCAGTTATCTTTCCCCATATAGGGTCTTTTAACCCAAGCATATCAAGTATAGCTCTAAATATTTGTTTTAATACTTTTGGTATTACATTCCATAAAAGATTCCAGAACATTTTTAAAAGTGTTGGTAAGAATTTTATAAGACTTACAATAGCACTACCAATAATGCCTAAAATCCAAGGTAAGAACTTTTGTATGATTCCCATTCTAAGTAGAACAAGAAATACAATAAGTTCAGTTATAAAACTAACTGAAGCAAGTCCTTTTAAAAATCCTAAAGTCTTTTGAAAGAAATTTGATTTAATTACTTTTTGCCATTTTTCAGTAATCCAATGGCTTTTCTTTTTATCCCCATCTGAAGGTTCATTTTTTTTATCTTGTTTATTCCCATCTATTGATGCGCCATATACTTTTTCTACTATTTCTATAAGTCTAGTAAATCTAGTGATAAGCATATTATGAAGTCCTTTAATGGCTAAAGTAAACATACCATTATTACCAAGAAATTTCATAAGAAAAGGAGTATATATTTTATCAACTTTAGTTTGTTCTTTTTTTAATTCTTTACTAAGAGGTTTATTAAAATCTGGTAAAACCATTCCATCCATCTATGATAAACCCCCTTTTAAAAATTTTATAATTATTAGTAAGAAATTTCTTATTATCTTCTCATTGAAGAACTTGAAGGCATCTTACTTGTTTCTTTTTTCATCTCAGCTTGTTTAGCTTTTTGATAAGTCTCATATTGACTATATCGTTTCTTAGCAATCCATCTAGGCATTGCTAAGACTTCATTTTCAGATAAACCTACCTTATATACCAAAATAAATATCAAGTCCTGAATTGAATTTAGGTTTTCTCTCGGTAACATCTCCCGTATGTTGTTTACGATAGTTGAGTGGGAGAAGTTGCCTTGGATCGATGACATCCCTAAGTAACCTCTTGTCTGATTCACCACACAAAGGACAAACTAATTCTGCCTCTGAGTTTAAACCAAACTCTATATTTTCAAATAAATCCTCTATGTTGCGCATTGTCTTTCTTTTAATGCCATTTTTAAATTCTTCATATTTCTGGTCATCTGAAAGAACAACATTATTTTTAGTTATAAGCATCATCGATTTTGCATATAATACTAAATCTTTTCCTTGCGCCTCTTTAAGAGCATTTATTTCATCTTCTTTCTTTTGTTTTAATTCGTGTAGAGGAACATTAGCTTCTCTTCTATTCTGAATATTCTTAATTTTTGAACCATATAACTTATCAGAAAACTTTTTAGCTTTAAGTACATCTTCAAGTCTTGGATATCTAATTGTATACAAAGCACCATCAGCCAATATAGTAAAAGGTTCTTTAACTTTTATCGTAGCTACTTCCACTTCTCTTGTATGTAAATCAATATCATCTAATGGGTTATTTTTATATTTTCTTAATAGAAATTGTTTGAATTCATCATCAGACATTTCAGCAAATCTACTCGCCATATAAGCTCTCATTTCTTCATCAACTTGCTCCATAGACTTAAAAGTTAAATCAGAAAGTTCTATTATGTATTCATTTACTACTCTGTCTTTATCACTTTTTTCAGATTGACATTGACATATCCAATAATGAATATGAGTATTACCTTCATATTGTTGTTTGATAGCTATTAGAGTTTCAAGTATATCTTCTGCTGTCATATCTTTAATATTGAAATCCGGTTCATTTCTTTTTAAATCATTAAGAATGACTACAAGATTTTCTAGAAGGTTATCTTGAGTTGATAATTCAATATCATTAATATGTTTACCATTAAAGTCATCAAAATATAAAGTAGGAGGAGTAGCAAATCTTCCCTGTGATTCATAATCTATTTTTACAAACCCCGCAGTATTTTGAAATTCATCTTCTTTTTCCATATCAGCTTCTAGATTCTTTTTTTCTAAAGTCTGACTTCTTCTTCTTGCAACTTCTTCTGGTTTGAGAATAAGTGGTTCTGTCATTAGTCTTCTCCTGTAAGTTTATAAAAACTTTTTATTAGTATGTAAAGTTAAAGAGCAGATGTACCCTGGGATAATCTAATATTATCACAAGTAAACTCAGCAGTAATTATTTCATTTTCTCCTGAAGCATGGTCATATCCTATGCCTGTTACATTTTTAAACTTCATTCCATCTATTTTTATCCATTCAGGAGAAGGTAACATATCAGGTTGCATTGGAATTATAATAGCAGTTTTTTTACTAGCGTCTTGATCATCTTTAAATAAATAATCACCCCTTAAATTTTTAAATCCAAGTGAGCTTCCTTTAGAAAATGTTACAATCTCTTCTTCCCATTTTCTAAAATATCCTTTAACGTTACCAAAACTATTTTCTAGAAAAGTACAACTAAAAGTATCAGTATAAACTAAATCTTTTAGAAATTGTCTACCACCACTTCTTTGATATTCAAATCCAGTTAATGGGATATCATTTATAGCATATAGATTAACTCTCATCATAATGGTATCTAAAACTGATAAAGCTATACCACCCGGAGTTTTTGGAAATGTTTCTGGATAAATAAGCATTTCAAATAAACATTTATGTTGAAGTGAGAAAGTAGATGCTAAAGCTATATCAGCTTCATTTAGAATAGCTGCAGCATCTACTACAGACTTATAACCATTTATAACACTATTAGCAATAGCCATATTATAATTACTCTACAGTCATTACAACATATATGAATATAACAGTTATTCTTAATGGATCACCTGATTGGTTATCAAATGTTTGAATCTTAACAGATTTAGGTTTAGCATATTTAAAACTAATAGTTTTTACACCTGATTGAGTTCTATCTTCTGCTTGTACTATCACTGTTGATCTTGCCATTATTTCTGGAAGAGCTGTACCATTAGAATGATCGTAAGACATATCAGACCATTTTCTAATATCATCATATACTTTCCATGCTTGATCAAGTCTTATATCAATTGTAAATTCTTTTGTAGTTTCTTGTAACATACCTGTCTTAGGAATTTTAAATCCTTTTCTGAATATCTCATATACGTTTACTACATCTTCAGGTGGATCGAAAGTTTGATCACATCTTAAAGATATTGCATTAGCATCACCACCACCTGGAATACCATTTGGAAATATAATTGAGAACTGCGATGCTAGGGCGTCGTCTCCAAGAGAGAGTATTTGATCTGTTGAAATCGCCATTTATTTTACCTCTTTATTTATCTAAATTATTCTAATATTAGTAAGGGAATATTTCATCCCTTACTAAAATTTTATTAAGCCGTTAAACTTTCAATTGAAATATTTTGCCCTATTCTAGTAAGTCTTAAAATAACCCACTGAGAATTTGGGGTGATCTGGCAATAAAAATCTAGGACGAACTGACGATTATTTAAAACAGTATTGGTATTATTTGTAGCGTCGCAAATAATTTTGTAGGCTCTAATCCATCCATTTGCCTTGATAGGTTCTACAAATTCTTCTGTTTGAACCTTAGCCATCATTCTATGAAGAGGATCGTTGATTTTAAATTCTTGTTTTCTAAGTATTTGCTTTGTAATAACTTCTATCATATACTTATAAACTCTTCTTGTACCAACAAAACTTGTATCACTATTTGTTACTTGTAGAGTTTGATCTCCATAACACATAAGACCATAAGCCTGATCTAGTATAATAGGGTTGATTTGATTATTGTAGAATGAATCAAGCTCTGCTTGGGTATAATCAATTTCAACTTCTTTAACTACCCAATCATTTAACTGACCACCATGATTACTTTCATCTAATCCTGCTGGAGATGCAGCATCATAAACATCTGACATATAAGCAAACTTTTTACCAACTGAACCAACATTTGAAATCCATGCAAAACTATTATTATAATCATCTTGAATTTTTGCCCAGTTGTGATAAAGTCCTACATCATCAGTATCAAGAGCTAAACTTGATCTAAACGCTAATGCTTGAGAAGCACTTGCTCCAAGAGGAACACATGTAATACCTTGACCCCATACTTGATAAGTTTGAATAAGGGTATTTATAGTATTTGCATGAGTACCATAACAATCCATAAATATTTTAGCTTTATACTTATTAGCATATTGGAATTGATTCCATGC